CTTCCACCAGCGACAAATATACTACCATTCCAAGCAACACAATCAACACTACTACTGAATATACTACTACCATTTGTAGATGCCGACCAAGTTATACCATCGTTGGAAACTGCTATTCTATCCCCGCCTATACCGACAGCAACCCATAATGAACCATTCCAAGCAACATCTCTACCTTGTGATGTGATAAATGAATTACCATTTGTAGATGCCGACCAAGTTATACCATCGTTGGAATAACCTAATCTATTTGTTCCATAACCGCCAGCAACAAATCTACTACCATTCCAAGCAATACCATAAACACCAGAAGTGAATATTGTATTACCATTTGACGAATTAGTCCAAGTTAAACCATCGTTGGAATATGCTAATTTATTTGTTCCCTGACTTGAACCAGCGACCCATAATGAACCATTCCAAGCAATAGCATTTACAAAATTATTAAATATTGAATTACCATTTGTAGATGCCGACCAAGTTAAACCATCGTTGGAATAACCTAAAACATTTGTTCCAACACCGCCAGCAACAAATCTACTACCATTCCAACCAAGACCAAAAACTCCAGTCCCGAATATTGAATTACCATTTGTAGATGCCGACCAAGTTATACCATCGTTGGAATAACCTAATTTATTTGTCGTTTCACCGCCAGCAACAAATATAGGAACTGGTGTTGAACTTGGGGTAATTGTCGGGGTCGGTGTTAAAGTCGGTGTGGAAGTATTCGTTGGGGTGATACTTGGTGTATTCGTTGGGGTAGGACTTGGAAGAATACCACCTTGAATGTAGAACCTTACAACCAAATCTAAATCTTGTGTAGGACAACCATTACCCAAATCAGCGGCAGGATTTACAATAGCGGTTTGCTTTGTAGTTCCTGAAATTAAAGAACCACCTTGATAATATTGTTCCAAGTAGTCATATCCACCAAAAGAACCAATAAGTGCGTTGTAAGCAAAGTTTATATTCCTAACTTCATCATAAACAAAGCCAGGTGAAGAACAACCTGAAAATCCACCACCATAAGTTATTTGATAAATTATGGCTGTATTGTTTCTAATCTGTAGATTTACACAAGAACCATTACCTATTGTTCCACCAGTAGATAAAATTGGAACTAATGTTCCATTCACACTAACGGAAACTCCACCTGTGTATATTCCACCACCACAATCAATAGCCAATAATCCCGTTTGATACGGGACTGCTGGTGATGATGTTGGGGTCATCGTGGGTGTTGGGGTCATCGTAGCCGTTCTTGTCGGTGTAGGCGTCCTTGTAGTCGTTGGTGTGTTGGTTGGTGTGGTTGTGTTAGTCGGTGTGATTGTAGGTGTCGCAGTATTCGTAGGTGTAATACTTGGGGTGATTGAAGGCGTAGGCGTTGGACTTGGACTTGGCGGTGGCGTTGGGTCAGGAAATAAAATTGGTGGAACTTGTCCCCCGTAATTATACACTTGTTCGCCTTGGAAGTATTGGGTAAGTAATGATTTAACCTTCATTTTGTATTTGTTGATGAACCTGTTTGATTAGGTCATTCACATTCGTATCACCACATTTACCCATATTAAATAACTTGGTAAATATTAGGTCATCATTCCTGTAGAATAGAACCTTTATTGTAATTATTTCACTATGTAAATCAAGTCGCAAGTTTGTTAAAATATATCGTGTTATTGGGACATAAGTGTTGTCCTTTCTAACCCTAATATCTTTGATTACTTCCAACATAATTGGCTTAAAAAAATGGGGGTTTTTACCCCCCATTAAAAAGTATTTTTTAATTAGTTATAGTATAAACCGAAACCTGAACCTGCTACGAAAGCAGACAAGGTAGTAGATACTAACATTTCAGGAACGCTGATTGAACTTTGTGAAGTCAAACCGATTGAATACAACTGGTCGTCCCCTGGTAATGAACCAGAAACAATACCCGCTGTTTCAACATACATTCCGCCACCACCATTTACATCAGCACCCGCCAAGAAATACTTACCTGTCTTCAACTTTACGATGAAGTAAGATTGTGTGTTCTTTACGATTTGTTGGTAAAGGTTAGTGTTTTCCTGTGAATAACCAGGAATTGTGAATAAAAGTTTAGTAAGGAATGTGAAACCTAGTGAAGGTAAGTTGATTGAAGTTTCTTCGTTCAACGCAGCACTACTATTTCTAACTAAATCTATTTGTTGGAAAGTTAAACCTGTAGTAGCAGCTGAAAATGATGTGATATACCCATCAGGGTCGTAAGTGATTGAAGCGAATTGTGCGTCTGTAGATGTTCCTGTAGATGTTAAAACGAATAATTCGTCAATACCAGGAACATTATTTACACAACTAGCAAGTGCTAGTCCGCTTGTGATAATACAATTAGAAGCCATAATTTTATGTTATTATATTTTTTGTTATTTTTTTTATCTTCCTTATTTGGTTTATAGCCCCGTAGGACTATAAACCATTAGGAATGTGATTGTTTTTTATTACGATGCGAAAACTACCTGTGAAGGAATACCTACAGCAGAACCAATCTTCATAGCCAACTTTAATCTTGTTTGTTGGAAATCCAAAGAATACCAAGAAATCGGTGAAGAAATGTCGCTCAACAAGTCAGTTCCCATCATCAAGTTTTCAGCGTTAGTCAAAACCATATAACCAGCAGCGATTTCACAAGAAATAGCGATTACATTTGTGAATGGGATTTGGATTGCCATTTGTCCGTTCGCCAAAGTAATTGGGTTAAAGTTGAATAAGTTTTGGTTTCTTAAAGCCAACTGAAGTGCTTGGAAATCGTTGTGGTTCAACGCCATAATGGTATTGATTACCTTTAATGGAGCAGGTAAGTTCAAGATGTAAGCATCACTCACAGCAACCGCATTAGATGGGGTCATCGCTGTATAGTTGATGCCGATAGTTTCAGCGGTGAAAGGTGCGCTTTCCAACTGCTCTATCACACCAGAACAACCATCAGTAGCCGTTTCAGCGTTCCAAAACTTTCTTGAAGCATAAACCGAAGCTTTCTTCGCAATATCATTCATAAACGCTTCTTCAACTGAAGGTGCCAAGTTAGGTGGGTAAGAACCTGGTGATAATCTAATAGACATAATTGTTCTATTCAATTCATCATCACACCAGTTCTTTTGTATGTTGTATTGGCATACCTTTAATTCTCTTTCAGTCAATTCAATAGTTCCGCCTGTGAAGGAACAAGAATTACCTGGAAAAGCGATGTCGTCTATCGCCCCCGTTTCATATACAGGGATTAGTTCGCCAAACTTTATGTTAGGGACAACTTTGTAAGTAGAACTTTCAATAGTGTCTATAACGATTTTTGATAAAAGCAAATCTGCGTTTGCGTTCAAGTAATCTACCATTCCAGTAGTATCAAAATCAAAATTGAAGTTTTTAAGATTTTTCATAATTATTGTTTTTTAATTTTTTGTTTTTTTTTATTTGTTTAATTTCATCTTTTTCAAGATTTCATACCTGCTGTCGCTTGAAAAAGCGTTAGACATCAAAGTATCCTCTTTTAAGGGAGCGTGTTTTGCTTCATTCTTGAAGGCTTGTAAATCTGCTTTCAAGTCAGCAATTTCTTTAGTGTTTGCTTCAAACGCAAACAATACATCGTGTATCGCTTGTTTTAATGCGTCTAATTGTGTGCTTTCCATTTTTTCTTTTTCAGCATCAACAATAACCACACCTTCGTCTTCTACTTCGTCTTCCATAGCGTCTTTGATTTCAACCAACTTTCCTTCTTCATCTGTGATAAAGATTTTCATTCCGTCAGCCAATCTGTGCGTTCCAGAACCTACTTGTGTAAATGTTCCGTCTTCGTTTTTAACACTAATAGTATCACCCAATACAAACTCCCCTTCAGTTGAATTGGTGATGATTACGCCACCATCTAATTCTACTTCAGCGAAGGAATGGGAAACACTTGAAAACTTAAAGCCAACTAGGTCAGCGACTTTTTGTAATAATTCAATATTTTTCATAGTTTATTTTTTTTTTATTGTTTATGATAAATATACGACTTAAATGTTTAAGACATAGATTTATCCATTTCTTTTAGTAGTGCTTCTAATTTCATAACAAGTTGTGCTGCGTTGTAGTCCATAGCCTCTTGGCTATTTTCTTCAACACACTTGTATTCACTTCTATCACCTATCTTGAAACC